ACCCAGACTCATAACGAATCCAGCAGTGTCACCATCTTTCAATCTAGCAAGACCTTCTCCAAGAGCAACTGCCGCACCTAGTCCAGGAACAAGTTTTCCTCCTCTACCAAAAAGTTTAGCCATACCTGTTGGTGCCAATGCCTTCTGAACACCCGATGAAGTTGAAAGAGCTTTAGTGACACCCCTGTCAATACGTCTCGCGCCAGAGGAGGAAATTGCCTTCTTCTTTTTTGGTTTTCCAGGACCCCTCTCTTTCATCCTGGTTGCTGTTTTCTTTAACTGCTCATATTCAGAAGCACTGATTTCACCTCCCTTATACATGTCTTCAAGGGCATCCAGTCCAGCTTCACCAAGTTCAAGGTCAAGTCCGTCAACCACGGTCTCTAATTTATCAGCAAGTTTTTCTGCCCCTGATCCGCGTATAGGTTTTTTAAGACCTTTGGGTCTTTCTAATCCAATTGCTTCAGCTAATGATTCGGTTCTAATACTATCATATACTCCTACAAATGACCTTTTAATTATTTTATCAAGATCAAATTTACCAAGTCCAGGAATTAAGTATCTACCCTTAGTTCCCAATACAGATTCGCCAAGTTTTTTGACTGGACCAAATAAAGTTTTCTTATTTTTAGAAGCAAGAAGTCCGAAAAGATTGCTGACAAATTGTCGGTTCTTTCCTTGAAATGCTTTAATTGCTGCCTGAGCAATATTTCCAAGACCAATAAGAGAATCTGTTGTAGCATCTCCTTTTTGAGTTCCTTGAAATGCCCTAACTTTAGAAAGATCCTGCTTTTGCTCTAAAAGATTTTCTTTCCGTCTTACTTTCCCCTCGTCGGAAATTGTTTTTTGATATGCTAATTGAGAAGCAAAAATTTCTTGAATGGTGTCAAATTTTTGCAATAACAGTTGATTCTGATCAACCAACAAATTATTAACACCAATAACATTACTATTGAGTGCCTGAACGTTAGCAGCAACAGTTGAAATCTGCCCTTCTGCCCTTATCAGTTTTGGTAGTATTCCTGCTCCAAATAATCTAGTTACTTGAACTTTTAGTCCAGAATCATTTACTTGCGTCCCATCCTGAGAAGATAGTAATTCTCTGGTTGCATCTTTTAATACCGTTGACCGAGTTTTTGAAACTAGGGGTGATGTTGCTTGAGGAGATGGAGGTTTACCACCAGGAGGAGTCTTTTTTGCGGAGTCAATCCCCTCCATTTTTTCATCAAACAGTTTTGCGCCGCGTTCATGGTTTAACGCTTGAGCAAACAAATTTCCAGGATCTGCCGACTCAAGATTTTCATCATTTTTCCTTTCTTGCGCTCTCTTTGCCATTTTTGCGGCATCAAGAAGTTTACCCGCAAGAAAGGTAGTAAAATCACCGCTACTTGTTGATGAATAGTTAGCCACTACTTACTTCTTTGCCTGTTCTTGTTTTTGTTTGACCTCTTCAAGGTATTGCATCAAGAAAGTAGTATAAACTTCTCTTTCCCAAGGCATCCAATTTTCAATCTCAGTCAAGCTATATTTATGGTACTGCATGAGGGCAAAATTCATTCTATAGTACCCTTCCAGGTTATTTTGGAAGAGTGCTATGCGAAAAAACTCTGCAATCCCTCAATTGTATAAGTGCTTGGTTCACCAGTCTTTGGATTTGTAACTGTAAAGGTATGAGACAGTTTTGGTGAAGTCGCATAAAATTGTTGAATTTTCTCAAACTGCTTAGTAGTTAGACTATCAACAAATTCTCGGAATTCTTTTGGAGTGGTTGTAGTTGAATCATAAACATCTTCACCTTGGAAAATTTGATCAATAGATTTAGCAATAAATGCATAAACCTCATCAGTCTGCATATCTTTCTTCAAAAACTCCCTATCAATGAACTCTTGCATACTAGGATAATTCATAATAATGCCAAGTTCATCATCAAACATGATTTTACGATCATGCCCTTCTGGTTTGAAAACCTCAACCTCATTGATATCAATGGTTGCTTCTACCTGTGTTTCGTTGTCATCCAAGCAAGTTACAGTCAAATTAATAACTTCCCCGATTGAAGCAGCTCTAATCTTCAAAAAGAGATATTCTAGGTCAAAAGAGGGAAGACTCTCAACCTTAATTCTTGATAATACACAGTTTTTGATTAAATCTTTTACTGCACTAGTAATCTGTTTTTCGTCTTCTGATTCTAATGCAAGCAATAATACTTTTTCTTCTTTTACAAGAAATGGGCGATATTTTACGGGTTTTCCCGTAGAGGGTAAATCCAACTCAAACGTAGGATACCCCAGTTTTGGCAATGCCATAATGTTTACCTCAGGTCATATGTATATTTAGCGCGACTTTTTAAGTCAAAAATTAGCGGAAAAAATTTTCCCCGTTTTATGGAATTGAAAAGTCAATTTTGAAAAATACTCATTTAGTATACGATCCATACAAAACCGTATGCCTGGTGTAGTAGAAGTTTACTGTAAGTCTTGATACTTGAGAAGATCCATATGATAATGGAACCGAATCAATTGAATATGGGTAGCAATTCTCCAAAATATATGTTGCAGGGGCTCTGCCATCGGCACCATTGGCATTTGGTTCGGTTTTTGTTATTTTCAAGTCACAGGTGTACTCATCAGAAAACTTAAGTCTATTAACACGATTTGTGGCATTTGGTGTTAGTCCAGCGACTTGATCAATAGTTCCTGTATAAGTTTTTACAGCATCACTAAAGATACTTTCATACCAACCAGTAAAAAATTTAAGGGGAGTTAAATCTCCATCCAACAGAAACCCTAAACTCAAATCTGTGTAAATTCTTGTGTGCGGATAGTAAATAGGACCTTCGCCCAAAAACCTACCACTAAGTTGAGAAACTCCTGACTGTACGTTTGGCAATTGCGCTTCATCACATAAAAGATTCACCAAAGTTTTACCAGAGTCTGTGTAGTAAGAATCGGCAAACGAGAAAGGATTTGTTTCACTTTTTTTAGGAAAAGTAAACTCAACATTAAAACCAGTGGTAAGAGAGAATCCTCCCTTCGCACTGATCTTAGCCATTACCTCACTTATCTTATGTGCTGCCACCGCTAAATACATTCGTGGGATCTTATATATTTATGGCATACTCTGGACTGTATAAACCAGTCAACCCAAAGAAGTATCGTGGCAATCCTACTCGCATTATCTATAGATCATTATGGGAACGAAAGTTCATGGTGTTCTGTGATAACAATCCCTCAATTTTAGAGTGGGGTAGTGAAGAAGTCATTATTCCATATCGTTGTCCGACTGATGGACGAGTGCATAGATACTTCCCTGACTTTTACATCAAAGTTCTTGAAAAATCAGGTAAAGTAACAAAATATATCATTGAAGTAAAACCCAAGAAACAAACACAACCACCGAATGACAAAAACAAAAGGACTGCTGCCTATAAACGGGCTGCCCTGACGTTCATGAAGAACCGTGCCAAATGGGACGCTGCTCAGGACTTCTGTGAGGATAGGCAGATGAATTTTTTAATCCTAACAGAAGATCAACTATTCTAGGTACAGAGCAATGGCACAAGGATTTGCAACAATCCAGCGCAACTCTACAAAAGAGAAAACTGGATACACAACTATCTTTGAAAAGATAACTGGTATGACTGGCGGTGAAAAGCAAAGTTATACTTGGTATAAAAACACTGTCAAGAAACTTTCAATGGATTATAGAGTAGATCCAGGAAAGATTATCAGAGAGGAAAAGACCGACAGTAGAGGTAATGAACAAGAGCCAGACGAAAACATTTTAAGACGATATGCGGTGTCTGGTCACCTTTATATGTTTGAATACAAAGCAAAAATGAAATGGTTGCCATACTATGATGAGTTTCCTCTTGTATATGTAATGAGAGCAACTCCAGATGAATTTTGGGGTGCAAACTTACACTACATGAATCCAAAGAAAAGAATCATGGTAATCAAAAGATTGATGGAAGGAAGAATTGACATTCCTAAGAAGTGCTTCCATAAATATTTAACTAGTCAAGTAGATGGTTTTATGCTTGACCTTGCCTCTTCGGAATGGGATACTGCGATTCTATTACCAGTTGAAAACTTCGTTCGTAATGTCAAAGGTAGTATGGGCAAGTTTCCCTACACTAAAGAACTTGTGTGGGAGGAAACTGACGAAAACTACTATGACCGCATCAAAGGAAGGAGAATCATACGTGGATATGGTAAACGCAGAGACACAGAGATGGTGAAATAATGGCTAATCAAGGAATGATTACTCTTGAGGGTCCAGGTCCAGCTGGAACCTTATTCTATAATCCCAAGACAGAAGAATTTACACAGGTTATTTTAACTCCGACTGGAGGTTCCAGTACCAAAATATACAAGAAAGGTGATACAAACTGGGACAATTGGTGGGGTCAATATGGCACAAAAATTACACAGAAATTAAATGGATCCACTGGAAAAATTGTAATTGGATCTCCAACATCATCTGGTCCACTTCCCAATACATTTGAGGGACAACAAACTCTTCAATATCCAAGAGAAAATAACGCTTTATATCGTGAAGATAATGATGTTGACTATGTTATGTTCCAGTTCGGAAAATACATTCCGCCTTTCAGTTCAGAATCAGCAACAATTGGAAACAACTTAGCTGCAGCAAATACAAACACCAATGATAATGTTTACCAAGCATATAACGCGAGTAATAATATCAGACCAGAAAAAGTCACGGTAAAATCTCCAAACGCATCTACAGGTTTTGTAGAAAATATTATGTCAGCGATTTTACCAATGCCTCAAGACTTAAGTACAGAAAGTAAGCAAAGTTGGGAAGCAAAATCTTTTACCGCGATTGGTAGAGGAATTATCATGGCAGCAAATGGAAATTTTGGTAACACTGCTTTTCAAAGCGACAAAAACTTTGATGTATTAGAAGCCGCAGCAAATGCGATTAAAACTAGTGTCTTGAACAAAATTCCAGGTGTTGGTGGAAACCTGTCCCTAAATGATCTCACAGGATCAACAAAAGGAATTATTATCAATCCCAATGCAGAGATGCTATACGAAGCACCTTCTCTGAGAGAAGTTGGTATGTCCTTTAAGATGGTTCCAAGAAATGAAAGGGAAGCAGAAGAAATTGCACTAATATGCAACTACTTTAGAAAATGTTCTTTACCTAGATGGGGTAAAGGAGAGGGCATTGATGCTCCAGACGCATTAAACCGAATTGATTCTACAGTAGCAGGAGAAAACTTCATTCAAGTTCCATTCCTATGTAAGTTCACCTTCATGAAAGGAAATGATGTTCATCCATATCTAAATCAGTACAAACCATGTGCATTGACATCTGTTGAAGTAAACTACACTCCTGATGGAACCTATGCTACAT